AGCGCCGCGCGCGCCGGGTACCTTTTTCCACATGAACTGAATAACGGGGCTGGATAGCGATTGCAACGTGACAAGCCGGGACCCTGCCGGTTTCCAGCCCTAAATACAGGGATTACCTAAGGGAGGTAAGTATGGCAAAACTGACGGAAGCAGAACAGAAGCGCATTGTAGATCTTTACATGCAAATTGGTAGCCAACTAGAGGTTTCCAAAATAACTGGACACGCACCCGTGACCGTATGTAAGTACATAGGCGCTGCCGGATTAGGGTGTGGCATTGGCGGAAACCCTACTCGGAAAATAACAGACGATCAAATCATCGACGCTATAAACGACGGACTCACGAGAAAAGAGATTGCCGATAAGTATGGTGTTCATGCTGAAACGCTTACAAGGAGATTTAGACAACTAGGTGTACACCCGAAAAAAAAGGCTAGTCCAGAAATAAGCGTCACCCACCAAGCGTGGCATCGGACACAGGGAGCTGCCGACTTAGTGGAGAGCAGGTTCGGCGGTGAATACGAATACATCGGAACGCTAGGCGACAAGATAAGGATTCGATGCAAGCAGTGTGGAGCAATAACTGAAAAATATAGATCCTCGGTCAGACGTGGCACGGTAGTCTGCGAAAACTGCAAAAAACTGGCGGACGGCAGAAAAGCCCTGCATGACGTGTTGTCCGCAGTGCTTGAGTATAAAACACCTAAGTATTGTGTGTGTTGTGGCGGTGAATTCTATTCGCAGTTTGCCAGCAAGAAGTATTGCTCCGAAAAATGCAAGCGTTCCAAGAAAAAGGAAACAGCGGGTATCCGCCGGAGGTGCAGAACCAAAGGTGTTATATATTTCCCTGGCATCACATTGAAGGCTGTTTACGACCGTGATAATGGCGTGTGCCAGATCTGCGGTAAACCGTGTGACTGGAACGATCATTCATGGACGGAACACTTTGGCGCGATGTACCCGACAATCGACCATATAACAGCAATAGCAAATGGCGGCGGGCATACATGGGATAATGTGCAATTAGCTCACGCGATTTGCAACTCATACAAACGTGATTTGGTGGTGTGATAATGTCTGATTTAGTAAGCGCCGCCAAAAGCGGCGACAAACGAGCCACGTTGATTGCTCTCCGCGATAAACTCGCCGAAACGATAGAAAACTGCGAGAGCGGGCGCGATATGGCGGCCAACTCAAAGCGCCTCATGGAGGTCATGGCGGAGCTGGAAAACATGCCAGATCCGACGACGAAAAAAGTGTCGAAACACGACCGCCTTAAAATGAAACATGAAAACGGGTAGGCAAACGCCGACGTTTGAGAGCGTCGGGCAGTATGCGTATTCCGTGAGCGAAGAAGTCGCTGAGATGTTCGCCGAAGATGGTGGTGCCACGTTTTATCCTGCGCAGCTGTACGAGCTCCAGCTGATGCTTGCCAGAAATACAGACGGTTCGCCCGCCGCAATATCAATGGGGATCTCGAAACCCAGACAAAACGGCAAATCGTATGCGGCAAGATACTATGCGGTATATATGGCGGTGTTTGAACACCGCGACGTGCTGTACTCAGCCCATCACAGTTCCACGACGAACAAGATGTTCAATGCACTGTGCGACCTATTTGAAAGCCCAGAAAGATACCCGGAGTTCGCGCACGATGTAAAGCGCATAAGCCACGCGCGCGGCTATGAGGGCATATATTTTAACGACTGGACAGACGCAAACGGAAACCTAAAAAAAGGTGGATGCATAGAGTTTGCGACCAGAACAAACAGCGGATCGCGTGGCGGAACGTATTCCGTTATTGTGATAGATGAGGCTCAGGAGATGACCAGCGAACAGCAAGACGCCATGCTCCCGACAACCTCTGCGGCTTCGGATGCTGATGATGCAAGCTCAATGCCGCAACAGATCTATATTGGAACCCCGCCGGGGCCGGCCTGCAACGGCACAGTGTTCCGTAAAATGCATGATATCGCCCACAGTACAGAACCATCAACAGCATGGTGGCTGGAGTGGGCGATTGTTTCTAATAACATCATTGAAACCGTCAAGAGCGGCAACGCTATCGAGATGGCATATGAAACAAACCCGGCTATGGGGTACAGAATTGCAGAAAAGACAGTCGAAAACGAATACGACACTATGGAGCTGAGCGGCTTTGCTCGTGAAAGGCTTGGATGGTGGACGCCTGTCGTTTCAAACAAGATAGATTACGCGATCCCCGCGGCGACGTTTGACGCCTGCAAGAGCATGGAACAGAAGCCGGAAGGTAAGACGGCGTTCGGCGTGAAGTTCTCGGCGGACGGTTCGTTCGCCACGCTTGCCGGCGCGGTGATCCCGAAGGACGGCGCGGCGCGCATCTCGCTCATTGAACAGCGCCCCACCGGGCACGGCACGCGATGGCTGGCGGACTGGCTGAATGAGCGGGCGGACAAGGCCAGCTGCGTGGTCATCGATGGGCGGAACGGTGCGGACGTGCTTGTGGACAAGATCGCCGACACATGGAAGCACAAAAACAGCGTCGTGAGGCCTTCGGCAAAAGACGTGGTAAGCGCCGCAAGTACGCTGTGCGACGCGCTGGCGGAGCAGACGGTGACATGGTACGAACCGCAGGAACAGCTCCGCGAGAGCGCTGTCACGTCGGTGAAGCGCCCCATCGGCGGTGGATGGGGATTTGGCGGCGACAACTCCGGCCCGATAGAGGCGTGCGCCCTTGCATTGTGGGGCGCGAAAAACAGTAAGAGAGACCCGCGCCGTCGCATGAAAATTGGTTGATATATGGCAAGTATAGGGTAGCTCCCGAAAAGTGGTAATCGCTAACCACCTGACTTGCCATCAACAAATAGCGAGTTTACGAAAGCGAGGTAAACAATATGGCACACATCAAATGCAGGTACGAAAAAGGGTATTGCGGAGCGGCGCAGAGGCTTAACTATTACAGAAAGCCATGCGACCCAGAAGCAGGCGAAACAGATGTTTGCGCAGGAGCGGAGTACAACTATGATTCGTGGAACAATGTAGTCTGCGAGTGTATGTATTACGCATTGGCAGAATTCGAGAAAACCACTAAGGACTATGACATTAGTCTGGGTGAGTATAACCCTGTTCTGCGAATAGGTAAAAAGCATTATAGCGAAATACTATATCTCGAAATTGACGGACGTGTTTTGATCGGAGGTGATCAGAATGCGTGAAGAATGGAAAGATATAGCGATTTCAAACGGGGCTTATCAGATCAGCAGTCTGGGAAGAGTAAAAAGCGTTGGGCGAAAAGCGCAAAACAGCGCCCGGAGTGTTTCTGAACGTATATTGAAGACGCGAATAAACAAACAGGGATACGAATGCACATCCCTTCAGATTGACGGGAAAAGAAAATTAATCAAAATCCACCGAGAGGTTGCAAAAGCGTTTTTGGATAATCCTTGTGGTTATCTTGAGGTAAACCACAAAGACGAAAACAAGACTAATAATTTTGTGGACAATCTTGAGTGGTGCGATAGAGCTTATAACGCGAATTACGGAACGGCGATTAAGAGATCTGTAAAAAACCGATATAAAAATCATTTTCTAGAGATAGATCAGTACACAACGGACGGATTGTTTGTGAAGCGTTGGAAATGCCCTGCTGCTATTGAAAAGGCGAGCCAGAAGACAATGAAAGCAACAAATATTATAGCTTGTTGTCGTGGGCGTTTTCAAACTTCATACGGATATATTTGGAGATATGTCAATCCGCCGGTAACACCAGGAGGATGAAGATAGGATGATTCTTGCAGTAACGAACGTGCGCGGACTTCCCGACCGGGAGCGTGCGATGCTGGCAAAACTCCTCAACACATACAACAGCCACGCGATCAAGAACGACCAGAAGAACAGATACTACGAGGGCAAGATTTCCGTGGGTTCGGTGAACCTCGGCCTCGCGCTTCCCAAGGGTATCGGCAATCTGGAGATCGGGTGCGCGTGGGGCGCGAAGACGGTGGACGTTCTGGCGGCTCGTTCGATGTTCGACGGTTTCGTGGATCTGAACGGCAACACGGTCTCAGCGCTTGACGGCATCGTGACGGAAAACCGCCTCGTGGCCGAGTACATGAAGGCCTGCCGCGATGAGTTGCTGTACGGTTCGTCCTTCGCCACGCTCTCCCGTGACCCGAAAATTGGGTGCAAAATCCGCTTCCATTCTCCGCGCACCGCCGCGGCGGAGTGGGACGGCGAGGCCGGGCGCATCGCCTACGGCATGGCCATCATCGACACCGCGCCGGACAACAGCTCGCAGACGTGGATTCCGTCCATCGTCAACCTCTACACGGACACGGACATCTGGGTGCTGACCAGGAGCGGGGCAGAGTGGAGTGCCGAACGCTTCCCGCAGAAGATGGGTCGGCCTCTGATGGAGCCTCTGATCTGGAACGCGACGAGCGATAAGCCGTTCGGGCGCTCCCGCATCAAGGAGCCCGTGCGGCGGCTGATAGATTCGTATGTCCGCACCATCGCAAACGCGACCATCGGTCTGGAGTTCTCCACATCGCCGCAGAAGTATCTGCTGGGCGTGACGGACGACCAGTATGACGCGATTGTGAATGATAAGTTCCGGCAGTACGTCGGCTCCATCATCGCCTCGACGGTGAACCCGGAGACGGGCGAGAAGCCAAGCTTCGGACAGCTGCCGCAGGGCAACATCACACCGCACGTCGATATGTTGCGGATGCTTGCGACGCAGTTTTCGGCGGCCACCGGTCTGACGGTCTCTGACACCGGCGTGGTGAACGACGCGAACCCGACGAGCTCCGACGCCATCCAGGCGCAGAGCGTGACACTTGTGTCCATGGCCGAACAGCTGAACGCCGGGAACGGCGACGCCCTCCGCGTGATCGCGCAGATGGCGCTTGCGGTGGCGAACAACACGACCATCGAAGGGCTGGACGACGAGCAGAAGGGGCTCGTGGCGCATTTCAAGAACCCCGCCATGCCGAGCCTGTCTGCGACCGCCGACGCCGCGCTGAAGATCGCCACGGTTCGCCCGGAGTTCGCCGGGACGGACGTGTTCTGCGAGATGATGGGATTCTCGCAGGCGGACATCCGGCGCATCAACGCGCAGGAGCAGCGGGCGCGCGGTCTGGCGGTGCTTGAGGAGATGGATGTTGAATGACGATTTCCTCCACGGCGTGGACTGCATTTCTTGTGCGCCTCCGTAAGGTGAACGACGCGGCGACCGATAAGATGCTGAAATACATCGAACGTTACGGTATGCCGCAGACGCAGGAACAGATCAACGCCGCCATCGACTACGCCTTCGGGCTTGCGACGAAGTACGGCGAGGCCGCCGCGGAGCTTGCGTGCCAGATGTACGACGCGACCGCGCTGGCATCCGGCGTCATGCTTCCCGCGTCCGAGCCTGCCGCCACGGCTACCATGCACGAAGTGGCGAAGGCCATACAGGGCACGGTGAAGACCGGCAACGCGAACATCGTCGCCGCGGCGGTAGGGCGGCAGGTGAAGATGGCGGGCGTTGACACGACACTCAAAAACGCCGTGCGCGATGAAGCGGAGTTTGCGTGGATTCCGCACGGAGAGACTTGCGCCTATTGTCTGATGCTTTCTGCGCTAGGTTGGCAAAAAGCCGGCAAAAAGACGCTGAAAGGCGGCCATGCGGAGCACGTCCATGCAAACTGCGACTGTACCTACGCCATCCGATTCAACGAGAGCACAAGGTACACGTCATATAACCCGGACAAGTACAACAGGATGATTCTTGACGCTACGGACGGTGAATATGACGCAGGAGACCTGCTGCGGCAGGCAGGCCGCACATCCAGATGGGGCGGTCGTGATTATTCTGGTTTGAATATGGTGCGGCGAGAGTTCTACGCCGACAGCGAGACAGAATAATCAACATTAATCAACACGAAATAAAAACGGGAGGCTGACGAGCCTCTCATTTTTATACAAATTTTTGACCGGAATGTCGTAAAACTACCGACCGCAGAGAGGCAACCTCGTACAAAAGCGTAGCGGAGAAAGGACACACATGAAACGCACAGACATTTCCGAGATCTTCCCGGAAGCGACCGACGAGCAGATCAAGAAGCTCATGGACATCAACGGCGCGGACATCAACTCCGCCAAGAAAGGCATGACCGACTTGCAGGCACAGCTCACAGCGGCGCAGGAGGAAAACCAGCGCATCCAGAGCGCGGTTCCCTCCGAAGACACGCAGAAGCAGCTGGAAGCCCTGCGAAATGAACTGGACGGCATGAAACAGGCCGAGACCATGCGCGCGATGCGCGAGAAGGTCGCAAACGAAAAGGGAATCCCGGTCAGCCTTCTGACCGGCGAAGACGAGGAAGCCTGTGCAGCGCAGGCCGACGCGCTTCTGACATTCGCAAAGGGATTCAACTATCCCACGGTGCCAGACGGCGGGGAGGTCAAAAACCCCGGAATCACCAAGGCCGACATTCTCGCTCTCCCGGAGCGGCAGAGGCTGAAGGCGATCCAAGAACACATCGAACTATTTTCGTAAAGGAGAACCAAAATGGCAAACGAAATCCTTGCTGTTGCCGCGAAGGCACAGGACATCAATTTCATCACCAAGTTTGAGAGCGACCTGCACAACCTGCTGGCCGTCCTCGGCAAGAGCGAAGTGCAGGTCATGGCGCCCGGCTCCGCTTTTAAGATCTACAACGTTTCCGGCACCCTGCCCGCGGCTGCGGTCGCTGAGAAGGCTCTGATCCCCGACGCCGGCATTGCTGCCGACAACGGCACGGTCGTGGAGCTGACTTACAAGAAGTACCGCAACCTCACCGGCATCGAGAGCATCGGAAAGAAGGGCTACGACGTGGCCGTCGGCGCGACCAATGACGCGCTGCTGAAGCTCGTCCAGAAGAACGTGCGCGCCAGCATCTATACGGGCATCGCCACCGGCACGGGCACCGCCACCGGCGCCACCTTCCAGGCGAAGGTCGCCGCCGCCGCTGCCGCTGTTGCGGTGAAGTTCGAGGATGAGGCTTACACGCCCGTCTTCTTTGCTAACCCCACCGACGCTTACGGCTACCTCGGCACCGCGTCCATCTCCATCCAGCAGGCTTCCGGCCTCGCCTATCTGGCTAGCTTCATGGGCATCGGCAACGTGATCCTCGACAGCAACGTCCCCGCCGGCACCGTCATCGGCACCGCCGTAGAGAACCTTGAGGTCGTCGCGGCCTCCATCGCTTCCATCCCCGGCATGGAGATGACCACCGACGCGAGCGGCATCATCGCCGTCCACAACGGCGCGCTGTACGAGAACGGCGCTATCCAGACCGTCGCTTACTGCGGCCTCGCCGTGAAGCCGGTCTTCCTTGACCGCATCGTCAAGGCTACTGCCTCGGCGTAATGAAAACCGTCAAGGTGATCTACACGTTCACCGACGCAGAGGAAGGAGTTCTCCGTAATATCGGGGACTCCTTTTCTGTGCGCGATGAGCGGGCGGACAAGCTGGAGCAGGGCGGATTCGTGGAAATCGTAGAGGCCGCCAAAAAGCCCAGCAAGAAAACGAAGAAGGAGTAAACCAATGACCTACGCCACAACCGACGACATCCAGGCACGCATGACGCGGACGCTCTCCGAGGATGAGATAGCCGTCTGCGACGCTCTGTTGCAGGACGCCGCCGTCATCATCGACGCGCAGGCTCCGAACGCCGCCAGCGACGCGAAGCTGGTCGTCTCCTGCCGCATGGTCATCCGAGCCATCGGCGACGGAGACGGCATCCCTGCCGGAGCGACGCAGGGCAGCATGAGCGCGCTCGGCTACTCCCAGAGCTGGACGATCGGGAGCGGCGGCGGCACAGGAGAGCTCTATCTCGGCAAGCTGGAGCGTCAGCTTCTGGGCATCGGCAACCGCATCGGGTCGTACAGCCCGGCGCAGGAGCTTGTGCCGGAGGATGTGACATGAAAGGCATCACCGTTACGCTCTACGACCGCGTACAGACGGGCGTGGACGCGTTTGACCGCCCCACCTATACCGATACCCCCATAGAGGTGGAGAACGTGCTGGTCGCGCCGCTGAGCGACGACGAGATCATCCAGACGCTGAACCTCACCGGAAAGCGTGCCCGGTATCAGCTCGGCATCCCGAAGGGAGATATTAACGTCTGGACGAATCGCCGCGTCCGGTTCTTCGGCGAGGACTGGCGGGTCATCGGCCATCCCACGGAAGGCATCGACGACCTCATCCCGCTCGACTGGAACAAGAAGGTCAAGGTGGAGAGCTATGTCAACGAAAGTCAAACTTAACCTCGCCGGATTCCGCGAGCTGAGAAGCTGCCCGGAACTGGCCGCCGGGCTGGGCGAGATCGCGTCCGGCATAGCGGCGAGAGCGGGCGAGGGGTACTCCTACGACGTGCGCCAGATGTCCACCCGTGTCGTGGCCTCGGCCTACACGGACAGCACGGCGTCGATGAAAGAGGAGTTTAAGAACAACAACCTTTTGAAGGCGATGCAATCATGATCGAGACTATCCTGCTGAACTACCTCAAAACAAAGATGGATCTGCCCGTCGTCATGGAGGAGCCGGAGAACCCGCCGGAGCGCTACATCGTGCTCCAGAAGACCGGCTCCGCGATGGAGAACCAGATCAAATCCGCAACCTTCGCCGTCATGAGTTACGGCGCGAGCCTCGCCGACGCCGCGGCCATCAATGCCGAGGTCATCGACAAGGTTCTCGCCATGAACCCGAACGACGGCGTTTTTGTTGCTGTGCTGAACAGCGACTACGAGTACACCAACACCGCCACGAAACAGTACAGATACCAGGCGGTCATTCAGATCTTTTACTAAAGGAGAATACACATGGCAAACACCGTAACCAATGTTTCCGCCGGTGCGCCTGCTGTCGGCGGCGCGATCAGTGTGGCCGCCGCCGGTACTACGCCTCCGACCTCCGCGTCCGCTGCCCTTGCTTCCACCTTCGCCTCCCTCGGCTATGTCTCCGAGGACGGCGTTGTCAACAGCAACAGCCCTTCCACGACCGACATCAAGGCGTGGGGCGGCGACACCGTGCTGACGACCGACGACGGCAAGAGCGATACCTTCCAGTTCACGCTCATTGAGGCGCTGAACGCCGACGTGCTGAAGCTGGTCTATGGCGATTCCAACGTCAGCGGCGCGCTGGCCACCGGAATCACGATCCAGGCGAACAACAAGCCGCAGAGCGAGCACGTCCTCGTCATCGACATGATCCTGCGCGGCGGCGTGCTGAAGCGCATCGTCCTGCCGAAGGCCGCTGTCACCGCTGTGGGTGACATCACCTACCAGACGAGCGGCGCGGTCGGCTACCAGACCACCATCACGGCGTTCCCCGACAGCTCCGGGAACACCCACTACGAGTACATCATTTCCCAGTCGAGCTGAGAAAGGATAGAGCATGACCAATATCACGACCAAGACCGGCTTTAAGGCCGAAATCGACGAATCCACACTGGACGACTACCGCCTCATGAAGGCGATCCGCGAAGCACAGGCCATGCCGGTCAAGATCGTGGATGTGGTCGCGTTCGTCCTCGGCAAAGATGAAGACCGCCTTGTCGAGCACGTCGTGAAGACGACCGGCAAGGCGTCCATGTCGGCTATCGAGGCCGAAATGACGGACATCTTCGCCCAGCTCAGCGAGAGTAAAAAAAAATAATCCTGTTCGCCGCGATGCTGGCGACGGATGAGGATGCGGTCATCTGCGACTTTGCGGAGACCTACCACGTCCTCGACATCGGGGCGCTGGATCTGCGGTTGGCTGCTACGCTTGCCGCCGGTCTGGCGCCCGATTCGCGCATAAAGAGAAAGATGAGCCGCACGGAGCTCCCGGTCAACACGTTGCTTCTGGCGCTTGCCGCCGACAATCTGGCGATGCTCCGATGGTTCAACAGCGCGGACGGACAGAAGAACGTCAACCGTCCCGCAAGCGTGCTGGAAGCCCTCACGGGCGGCGCACGGAAGGACGACACCGTTATGACGTTCGTGAACGCGGACAGCTTCGAGGCTTACCGCGCAAAACTCATAGAGGGTATTAACCATGTCGATTGAACTGGCGAAAGCCTATGTACAAATCGTCCCGTCCACTCAAGGACTGGGTAACAGCATATCGGAAGCGCTGGGCGACGCCGGAGACAAGGCAGGCGAGGAAGGCGGCAAGAGAGCGGGCGGCAAGTTTGCATCCGCTCTCGGCGTGGCCGCGAAGGCCGCAGGGGCGGCGCTTGCCGCTGCCGGCACGGCGGTCGGCTCCGTCGTAAAATCCGCGACGCAGGGCTTTGCCGAATACGAGCAGCTCGTCGGAGGCCTCCAGACCATGTTCGAGGATCTATCCTGGGACGTGGAACAAAACGCCAATAGAGCGTTCCAGACGGCGGGGCTCTCTGCAAACGAATACATGGAGACCGTCATGGGGTTCTCCGCCGCACTGAATCAGTCGCTCATAGCAAATGAAGGCAATATTTCCCGCGCTGCCGATCTGTCCGACCAGATCATCACAGATATGGCGGACAATGCCAACAAGATGGGCACCAGCATGGAGAGCATCCAAACGGCGTATTCCGGCTTTGCAAAGCAGAATTACACCATGCTCGACAACTTGAAGCTCGGCTACGGCGGCACGAAGGAAGAGATGGAGCGCCTTCTCGCGGACGCTGAAGAGATGGCCGGGCTTGAGGTCGGCACCTTCGATGTTTCAAACTTTGCTGACATCGCCGAGGCAATCCACATCGTGCAGGAGAACATGGGTATTGCCGGCGCAACCGCCCTAGAGGCGAGCACGACGATCTCCGGCTCGCTGAGCTCCATGAAAGGCGCATGGGACAACCTCCTCGTCGGCATGGCGGACGGGAGCGCGGACATTGAGCCGCTCATTGACAACCTCGTCGAGAGCGCCATGACGTTCGGCGAGAACCTTGTCCCCGTTCTGGAACAGGCGCTTCAAGGTGTCGGGACTGTCATTACAGGGCTTGCCCCCGTCATCGTGGACATGCTCCCCGGCCTTGTGGAGACCATTCTGCCGAGCCTTCTGGAATCGGCAGGCTCCATCATCGAAAGCCTTGTCGCGGTGCTTCCCGGCCTCATACAGACCATCGTGTCGGCTCTCATCCCCATGCTTCCGCTGTTCATCAATGCGGGGCTTGAGCTGTTCGTCGGCCTCATCGGCGCGCTTCCGCAAATCATCTCCACCATCGTCGCCGCGCTACCTTCCATTATCAGCGGCATTACGGACGGCCTGCTGGCGAACCTCCCCGCGCTCATCATGGCGGGCGTGGAGCTGTTCACGTCGCTCATCACGAACCTGCCGACCATCATAGCGACCATCGTGGCCGCGCTGCCGGAGATCATTACGGGCATCGTGAACGGCATCGTTGCCGCCGCACCGCAGATGGTGGAAGCCGGTTACAACATGTTCGTCGGTCTGAAGGACGGCATAATCAACGCCGCGCAGGCCGTCTGGAGCGCTGTTACGGACGCCATCAACGGCATCATCGACGGCGCTAAGCGCCTGCTGGGCATCGCGTCGCCGTCCAAGGTGTTCCGCGAGATCGGCGGCTTCACCATGCAAGGCTTTGCCGAGGGCATCATCCGCAACGAAGGTCTGGTAAAGGACGCGATGCAGGAAGCCTCTGCGCTCGCCTCCGGGACGTTCAGCTCCACACTTGCCATCAGCGCGAACGCCCAGCCCGCACAGCAGCAGAACGTCGCCAGAGAGCTTGCGGACGCTCTGCGGAATGTCCGGGTGTATCTGGACGGTAACAAAACAGTCGGCTACCTTGTGCCGGGCATTGACAATGCGCTCGGCGTGCGGCAGGCCGCCGCGATCAGAGGAGCGATATAAATGCTTTACGGAATCATTCTGAGCGCGGACAGCGACTACGCCGCGCAGTACAGCGCCGTCGATACGCTGGAGACATACGACCTTGCCATGGCACGGGACGGCTTTTCCATATCCGCGCCGACGGTGAGGACAGAATACAAGGAAGTGCGCGGCATGGACGGCGTGCTCGACGCTACCGATTCGCCGCAGGGCTACCCGGTATTCGAGAACCGGAAAATCAAGTTCAATCTGTTCCATGTGCCCCCGTTCCAAGGCTGGGACATCGAGCAGTACATCCAGCTCCGCACGGAGTTCATGTCCGCGTGGCAGGGCAAGCGCATCCGTATCACCCTGCCGGACGACATGACACACTACTGGGTGGGGCGGCTGAGTGTCGGCGACATGGAGGACGGCAACTACCTCATAGAGTGCGAGGCCACCGTCTATCCCTATAAGCTGAAGCACGAGCAGACGAGCCTCACCGTGACCGACCTCACGACCTCGTGGAAGACGTACACGCTCACAAACGAACGGCGGTACGTCGTGCCGACCATTACCATCGAGCAGGACACCGACATCCAGTTTTTGCAGGGTGCCGTCACCATCCCGCCCGAAATCAATCTGGAACTCCCCACCGGGGAGACCTCCGCGTCGTTCCAGCTGCCGGACGCGCTGCTTATTCCAGGCAGTAACCAATTCAAGGCGAAGCTCCCGGCCTCCGGTACGAACAGTCTGACGATAACCTATCGAGAAGGGACATTTTGATGTATCAGATTTACTACAACGATTCCCTCGTCTACGACCCGCGCTCGGCCAACGCCGCCGAGCCGGGCGACGTTTCGTTCTCCGTCCTCGACGCGCAGCTGAAGCTCGCGGTCGGAAGCGGCGGGCAGCTGACGTTCACGCTCCCGGCCGGGCATCCCATGATCGGCACCATCGAGCTCAAGAGCGGAGTGGTGAAGGTCGTGGAGGTACTGCCGGGCGGCTCGTCCACCGTGTTCCTCGGTCGCGTCATCAGTGACGAGATGAACTTCGACAACTCCCACAGCTACCAGTGCGAGGGCGCACTCGCGTTCCTCAATGACAGCGTCGTGCAGCCGGGGAGCTTCCCGCCGTATGCATGGCCGAGCGCAGATTATCAGGAATACCAGGCCGCCGTCACCGCGAATACAACCCCGGCTTACCGCCTCGGCAAGCTGCTGGAGGCGCACAACGCCATGACGGGCGGCAGCATCCAGCTCGGGCTCGTCACAGTGCCGGGCGGCGCGATGGACTATAAGGCCACCGACTGGCTGACGACGTGGGAGCGCATCAACGCGGAGCTGCTGGACGTCTTCGGCGGCTTCCTGAACATCCGCTACTCCGGCGACACTGTTTATCTGGACTACCTCGCCAGCACGGCGGACTTCACCGACTGGAACGAGCAGGTCATCTCCTTCGGGGAAAACCTCGCGGAGATCACGCGGAAGACGGGCAGCTCGGAGACGTTCAACGCGGTGCTGCCCATTCAAAGCAACGGCGACCCGATCCTTTATCCTTTTTTTGTGCCGGACGGCCAATACGACGACGGAAAGTACGTCAAAAGCGGCTTCGTCATGGCACCCGCCGGCGCGGAGAACAACGTCGTTACGGTCGAGGAGATGACGCTCACCGGCAGCGGTGCGCAGGTCGCGCAGAAGGTGTGCGACTGGCTCGACGCGAACGCCGGGACGGTCGTCAACTCCCTCACCGTGCGCGCCTACGACCTGAGCGCGAGCGACCCGGCCACGGAGCCCTTCCGCGCTGGCAAGCTCGTCCGCATCATGGACCCTCCGCACGGAATCCGCGAGGCGTACCTGGTCATGGGCGTCACCATCGACCTGACCGGCGGCGCGGATGTGGATCTCGACCTCGGAGCGCGGGCAACGTCGCTGACCTCCAGCGGCGCGCAGCGCATCATCGAGGAGGACACGAGCAAACGGGTGCCGCAGGTGCTCTACCGGAACAGCTCCCCGTCGAGCTCCCAAAGCTCCGGCGATCTGTCCAGCATCGGCGACATCTCCGCATATAACCTGTTCTTCATCGAGGTGTGCTGGAGCACGTCCTACACCTCGCACCGCGGCGGGACGTGGGTGTATGTCCCGGACGGCAACGCCGTCATCGCGCATCCGTCGGTGGACTGGACGGACTCCGGCACGGCGCACGCCTACCGCCAGGTCACCATCAACAAGAGCGCCAGCGCAGGGGCTCAGATCTCGCTCGGCACGGGCAACAGCTCCACGCCGTCCGGCACGAGCTCCGGCACGAGCTACGCGATCGTCACGACGATCGTCGGCTACACAGTTTAAGGAGGAAAATCCAAATGGTAAGAGGTACAACCCCGACCCTAACGCTCACGGTGGGCGATTCGTCCATCGACCTGTCCACGGCGGACGCCGTATATGTCACCGTGACGCGGGGCGGAGAGATCGTCACGAAGACCGGCGCGGACGTCTCCGTCTCCGGCAACGTGGTCGAGTGCTGGCTCGACGAGGCGGAGTCGCTGAAGCTGTCGGACGGCCCCGCGAACATCCAGGTCAACTGGACGTTTGACGGCGACAAGCGCGCCGCGACGAAGGTGGCGACCATCAACATCGGCAAGCAGCTGCTGCTTGAGGAGATCACGACATGAGCGGCACGTTCAACATCCCCCTTGCGGTGGACGGTGACGAGAGCTTCCCCCTCGCGGTGGACGACGGCGACGCCCTCCAGATGGAGGTGGATACTCCCTTCCGCGGCGGAGGAGGCGGCGGCGCTGTCAACTCCGTCAACGGAAAGACGGGCAACGTCGTGCTTGACGCGGCGGACGTTGGTGCGCTGCCGGACACGACGGTGATCCCGTCCAAAACATCCGACCTCACGAACGACAGCGGCTTCGTCAACGCATCCGGGGCGGCATCTGCGGCTCCTGTGCAGAGCGTCAACGGGAATACGGGCGCGGTAGTACTGGATGCGGCAGATGTGGGTGCGCTTCCAGATGATACCACGGCGGCAGACCTCGGGGCTTACGTCAAGCCGTCTGGCGGCATCCCGGCATCCGACCTCGCGTCCGCTGTTCAGACCTCGCTCGGCAAGGCGGATTCTGCGCTCCAGAGCGTTCCGTCCACTTACCGCACAGCGGCGGCACAGGACACGATTGACGCTGGCAAAGCCGACAAGGTAACGGAGGTAACGATTTCCACATCCGGGGCGGTCAGTCAGGCGTTGGACGCTGGCAAAATCTATCACTTCACGGGGGCTGTTTCGTCCCTCTCGCTGACCCTCAACGCGGCATCCGGGCAGATTGCTCAGTACCATTTCGACTTTGAATCTGGGTCTACTCCGGCGACGGTCACTATCACGGGCGTTTCTTGGTCTGGAGGCTCGTTCGCCCCGGAGGCTAACAAGCATTATGAGGTGGACATCCTCAACGGTTACGGGGTGTATCTGTCATGGTGAGTCTACTCAGACGCAGGGCGATGATGGTACAGGCGGCGGCTCCTGTCAGTACGCTTCTGGTGTTTGACGATAGAGATTTCACTATCAGCGCAGGCGGCGGCGGATTTAAGAAGTCCTACCTTACGGTGTCAAACGGGAATCATTTCAAATACTACTGCGGGCGACGTGGCAACTCATATAGTGCCTATGTGAACCTAACAGAAACGTCCATTACAGCCAATTCGTCTTGGCCAGCGATGTTTTCAATTAACGCGGGGGACGCTGTTAATGTTGTGTTACGCAACGTTTCCATTAAATGTGATAAAAGTGCATCGTATAATGGATACGTTCAATTTACCCTGCGCGATACATCGACCGCAAGTGTTTTTGGCTGGACTGGCACAACGTCAGATTCGCCTCTTTATGCGGTCGGCGGGTCACCGAAAACATATGAGGAACTGACTGTATCCTTTACGGCGGCAAATAGTATAGATTTTGCATCATTTCGGTTTTACGGATACGGGAGCGCACAGAGCTGTAACATGGAACTGGAGTGCGATGTTGAGATTTATATTAACGACACTAGGATTATGTAATAGAACAAAAAGATTACGGAGGTACAAACCATGAGAAACATCTACATCGTCAACGCCGCGCAGGTGGTAACATCCGAAGCGCACCCGGAGGGCGTGTTCAGCACCGTGTCCGGC